GGGTTATATGTCATGGTAGGTGATGCATAACTGCTGGCCTTAGCCGCTGAAGCTGCGACCGATGCTGTTCCGCTTGATGATCCTGATACTGATGGTGCTTTAATTGATGGCACGCTTGGGATGCTTAATGATGGGGTCGATGATTTTGGCACTGTTGGAGCTGCAATAGTTGGAGCTGAAATTTCTGAAATATTTGGCAATTTAGGCACGGCGTTATAAGCACGAATAATTTTGTTAATGCCTTCGATAGCACCGCTGATAAGGCCGTTAATAGCTTCAATTACGCTGGCAATTACATTGATTACACCGCCTGCGATTTTGCCGACCACCTGAAGCGCCCCGCCTAATACTGTGCCGATGACTGGTGCAAGGTACTGGGCTATGTAGCCGCCGAATTCTTTAAAGGTGTCGAGGTTATCGCCTATGGCATTTTTTACATATCCAAAGGCTTTGATAAGTCCGTTAACGATTGGGGTAAAGGTGTTAACGATGATGTTACCCAAAGTAGTAATCGCACCACCTATGCCGCCTTTATCCAGTCCAAAGCCGCTAGACATAGCATTAATCGCAGGTAGCGCGATCTGATTGATGAACTTCATCAGCTTTTCGAGAATTGGCAATAAGGCAAATCCGATAGTCTCTTTGGCTTCATCAAATGCGATTTGCATACGGGCGATGCGGCCTGAATAGGTATCTGCGTTGGCCGCAGCTGCGCCACCAAATAAGTCAGTCAGTTTGCCCTGGACATCCGTAAAGGACATCGTTTTAAGTTCAGCTGAGGATAGGCCGATGCCTAATTTGCCCAGGCTTGCTGTGTTGCCGTCATAGGCTTTGCCCAGTGCATTTGCCACTGTCTCCAAAGGCTTACCTGTAGCTGTTGCAATATCTAGCGCGGTTTTAAGTAAATCCTGCGCCGCTGTCACATCCCCAGTCGATCGTGCAAGTCTGCCCAGTGCTGGGCGAAGTTCATCATCAGCTACGCCAGTGGCCAGAGATGTCTGCAAGATGAATTGCTCAGTGGCCGCGATAGCGCCTTTGGTAGCCCCTGTGGCGTTCTCTAGCGCCAGGGCTAACTGAGTCTGTGCCTTCTCATCAGCGATGGCGGCTTTGACACCTTCCACGCCGATTTTGATGGCATAAGCACCAGCGGCAGCGGCCGCAGCTGCGAGCGCAGCGCCAACCACCTTACCGGCCTTTGTCATCTTATCGCCGAAGGTATCGACATCGGCTGTCGCAGCCTTTAAGGATTTATTGAGGTTATCGACATCACCCAGGATGGTGAGTTTTAGCGTTCTACTTCCGGCGGCCATTAATCGAACCTCTTAACTATCTCTGAAAATCCTGCTTCCCATCGTTTAATAATCTCAGGCTGAACACTGCGCAAAGTTGGATAAATCCACCATCCACGCGAACCGCGACCCTCACGACCACTCCATACCGGGAACTGCTTAAACTTATTCGAGCCGAATTCTGCCCCGCCCCAAATGTCGCGTGTGGTGGCACCACCGCTGAATTTTTGCGATGCGAACCCATAGCTGATTTCGCCGAACTTGGATGATTTAGAAACTTTTGAACCGTCAGCGATTCGAGTTGATACCTTTGGAATGGCTCTAGTTGCCCGTGCTGCACTCTTAACTTTATCCGATACAAATTCAGCAAGGGCGTTGGACTTTTCTTTGGCTTGCGCCAGTGCTTCATCATCCATAGCTTTAAAGGATCGAGCGATGGCGCGAAGTTCAGCCTTGTCATAACTGATGCCCTCACTTGCCATCGGCTCGCCTCTCTAATATCTCCAGTGCTGTAAGCACATCCTCAGCACTTACAAATTCACTTGTCGGTAATCCTGTGGTGATTGCCAAATCCCAAAGGATTCGGCTCAGGCTTCCGACTGGGTAACTTTTGGGCTTGCATCGCCTACCTCGACATTTGCGACCGTCTCAGTCCAAATCTCGATTGACTTTACAGGCTTACCAGCTGCCTCGCGCTTCATAGCGTGATACGCAAGAAATACAAGATCGGATAGCCCTATCTTTTCTTGCGCCTGGCTGATGATGTTGCCTGTTGCCTTTTCCCACTTTACCCACTCAGGTGGGGCAGCCACATATGTGGCCACCTCACCCGAATTGAATTCGATTGTGATTGGTAACTTCATTTTTGCTCCCGTTCTTATTTCTAGCTAAATGTTTCGGTAGGTGTTCCCACCACTGTAAATGATAGGTCAACTGTCTGCGCATCAGGTGCTGCCCCGCCCACTGCTGGGAATACTGGCAATACATTGAACGCAAAGACTGCGCCAGTCGCAGCTGTAAGTGATGCCGCAAGTGTGGTGTTAGGTGCAGATTCGCACGCTGACCAAAGTGCCTCGCACAGTGATCCTGAAGCGCCCCAGTCTGCGAGCATTGATACATCAAATGTCCACTGGTCATCGATGTGCTTGTAAGCCTTGCCATCGAGTGTTTGATATGTCTCGATAGTAGGTGAGTTGGTAAGTGTCGCACTGGTCGCTTGTGCGTCATAGTTAACGGTCGCGATCGTTAGGACTAAATCGCGACCCGTGATGATCGTTGTTGGCACGCTATCTCCTTAGGTTGTCTGTGTGTAGGTGGTACTTACATTGATGTCTGCACATAGCATTGTGCTTGCGCCTACTTCAAGTGGGGTCGGCTTTTCTACATTACCGACCACATATCCTGCGGGCACTGCCGCAAGAATTCCCATGATGAGCTGCTCCAAGTTATCCAGGGATGCAGGATTGCTGTTATATGACACGATTGCTGTAATCGTAAAATTAGCTTTGACTTTGATAACTGATTTGCCTATGAGTTGCTGCTCCAGGTACGGCGATGAAGGCACGATTACGATAGCCGGTGGAATTGGGGCTTCGGGAACTGATGGGTAGCAAGTAGCTGCTAATGATGTGAAGGCGTTAGCCAGTGCCGATCGTGTGTCAGCAAGTGTCGAGGCTGGCATTTATTGGCACACTGTCTCGACATCGAGGAACGGCATTAATAGAGTTGATACGCGGTTAGTCAAGCTGCGACCCATGCGGTATGGGGTGCTTGCAAAATCTACGCCTTCAATTTGGCCACCGGCTGCTACGCGTGACTGGAATACCTCGACCGATACGGCCAAAATGGCTGACTCGATTGCATCGTTGCCTGTATAAATCTGAGCCGCTGAATATCCTGAAAGTGTTGCTGTTCCAGCCGGGATTATGTCGCGCACTGTCACATCTGCATTTGTGATGGCTGCGGTAAAGTAAAAATTATGATTCATGGCATCTGTAACAGTGTGGATTTTTAACACTGTCACTGTTGCGCTAAATGGCGCAGGCAGACCGGCCACGATGATTGACTGACCTGGCACAAAGTGATGCTCGCGCTGGGTGTAATAAGTAGCAACATTTGATGTCAATTTGTAAGCATCAACCGCTGAAGTGTTAGCCACCAGCATAGGTAAAATCACGGCCTCGCTAGTGTTAATTATTTCGTTTAAGTAAGCATCATTGTACAAAGATGAACTCACGCCCAGCACGGCGCGAAGCTGTGCAGCGGTAACTATGCTGGGCATGAGACATCCTTTCGTTCGGCTCGGCTGGCACGGGAGCGCACCAGCCGATGATTAATTTGGGCTATTAGCCTTTATTTGATTTAAATGCACCCGCGCCAATTTTCGTGGCGATGGCACCATATCCATACATGGCGATAGAAATTTGGCCCGAAGCGACCACATCAGCGCGAAGCTGGTAAGTAGGTCCCTCGTACCATGTGTATGCCTCAGGGTTAACCACAAGGATTGAACCATCGAGGTCTGTTGTCGCAGCTGTATTAGCTGTTACATAGAGATCGAGTCCAGCGATGTTACCGCGAACTGAATCAGGGCGAACTGCACCGCCTGCATTTGATGGCTGTGAAGCGTTATAGATTGGGCGGCCTGAATCGTTAAGTGTCATTACATTTGACCACTGTGATGTGTTCATAATGATGTTCTTAGCGAAGCCTTGTGTGCCTGCATAAACTGATGATGCACCGCGAGCGATAATGCCGAGAAGTTCAGCTGCTGTTGGATATGTTGTGACTGTTGTGCCGTCAAGTGTTGCACCTGCCACTAGCGCAGCATTTACTGCTGTGTCTGTGACCTTAGCATATTGTGCGGCCAAATTTTTCATCAATTCGTCAATAAAGACTGGGGATGAACGATCAAAGAGTTCGACTGAGAATGTCTGAGCGCCTGCATACTTCTTGACATCAACTGTCACAAATGCTGCGTTCTGATCTACATCCTCGATGGTGCCTGCTTCGGCTTCAACTGTTACACCTGGAAGCTGTGTAATCTTTGGGATTTCAAATGTCATACCAGCATCAGGCAAAGTGCCACGGCTGATTGCATCGATGTTTGAACGGGTTGCATTTGCAAGTCCGTTAATTACGGTTGAAAGCTGGCGTGTGGGAATTAGGCCTGCGTTATCTGTGGTATCTGCAGCTGCGGCTACGTATGCGCGAGCTTCATCTGATCCCAGTGCTGCC